AATGCCAGGATAACGGAATTAAAGGAAGAACTTCTGGATGATTTCATCCGTAGTCCTGAACGAGCCTCGGAACAAATGAAACAATTAGCTGATTTCCTTACTGACCTTGAGATTAAAAATCCTCAGGAGATGGCTCAGGTAATGTATAGCCTCAATTATATGGCTCAGGTTCAAGGAGCCGTCCCCAAACAGGTAATGAAACGAGTTACCCAAAGGACTAGAGGATTACCATTTGAGGAAAGGTTTGCCAGTATTAGTGCTGATATGGATAGGTTAGTATTGTTCCTGGAGAAATCCAAGGATGATATGCAGAGGATAGCAGGAAAAATTAAGGCTGATATTCCCGGTGTAAGTCCTGAGTTAACCACAACCTATGATAGGTATTATGATACCCTAGTAGCTAAGTCCCTCAATGCTTCAGACCTCCGTATGGAGGACATAGCCAGGAGAAGGGCATATTTTGAAGGAGCCACCAAGGAACAATTAAGGGATGTTGATTTCTGGGAGCAATTCTACCGAGAAACTGATGCCTTCTGGGAGAGGTTTGATGCCAGCCAGTTAGACTTTGATGACCTACTCCAATCAATAGCCAAGGAACAAAGCCAAATTATGGGAGTAACCTATCCTACCAGGCCTCCGGTTAAGATTGATGGTAGACCAATATCTATGCAGGATATAGCGACTGTCCTTCAATGCAGGACTGATGACATTAGCAAAGAGTTAATGGGTGCTATGGCATTAAGGCAGGATAAGAACCGCTTTATCCGATATGTTATGCGTCATACTACTCCTGATGATGTAGGATTCACTCCTGAGTCCATAGGTGCTGCCTATGACCAGATGATTTATTCCTTACAGGCTGACCCCAGAACCTTAGACTGGATGACTCCAAGGTTGATGGAGATAGATGCTATTAAGAAAGACCTTCATAACCTATTCAATTCCAAATTGCTACCTGATAGTGAGGTTGCTGAAATTGGCAGGTATATAGATGATATAGCCAGGCAGGTAGAGGATACAGTATATACCAAACCTCCTGGAATAAGAGCTCCCCAACTAAAGCCTGAGTGGAAGGATTACAACACCCTCCGCCAATCTGCTATGGATGAAGCTCATAAGTGGTATTATAAGGAATTTACCGACTACACCAATGCCAATGTGTTTGATGCCATAATGAAAACTATCTATCCCTATTGGACTTATGAAAGCCAGCGTCTCTTCTGGCTCCCACGCAGTTTCCTTAGGCATCCAGGAACATTTACAACCTTTGAGCGTTGGCAAAATAACTCCGACTATGGCTACATCCGTATCCCAGGCACTCCTATAGAATGGAATCCGTTTAGAGGAACAGTCTATGGCACGCTAACTACCAGATTAACTAGGAGAGACTTTCCTGAGTATTATGACCAGTTAGGAGTTCTAGGCAATTTCGTGGAGTTTAATGATTTCCTTAGTAGATACGGTTTCTACCCAGGTGCCCACATAGGGATACCTCTAGCCGTGTTTGGTGGTGTAGAGATGCAATTTGGTGAGGTAACACCAGCCCTACCTAAGACTGGTTTGGATGTTATGATGGCTCTGTTCCCAGACAATGAGCAGGTTAGGTGGATTACCGACCATGTATTTGGAGATAGATTCAGGGACTACCTAACCATCCTCCAAGTCAATCGTAGAGGTGGTGATGGCACCCTAATATTCTCCAAGGCTCAGGAAGGTAAAGAATTAACTGAGGAGGAGCAACAACTTTGGGATGATGCTAGAAGGGAGGTGGGTTGGTATTCAGCAGGCTTTGAACAATTTGGTATGTTTCGTATGAGGACTGAGGAGCAGACCAAAATGTATGAGCAGGCTGGATTAGTGATTCAGGAAATGACGGGTTACACTCCGGACCAACAGGAGTGGTTGAGAAAACATGGCTATAGGTTATGGGATATGGTAGGCGGAATGTCCCCTACCCAGCAGGCTACATTACAGGAGTTAGATTATTATAAATGGATTGGTAATGTTCGTCCTTTGTTACCTGGCAAGCAACAAGCTATCCTCAACCAAATTGAGTTGGCTTGGAATGATGTAGAGAAATATAGTGAGAGGTCATTACAGGAGAGGTTAACATTACAGAGTGATTTCCTTACCGGTAGGGTAGGTTCTCAAGCCTACTCAGATGGCATTTCAGCAATATATTCCAAGCAGAGGGAATACATTGACAATAAAATAGCCGAAAATCCCTTGATGGATTTGGATAACCGTGCGGACTATTACAAGAAATACAATATTCCTCAACCAGTCCTGCATCCAATGAGGGAATTACTGAACCTCTATTTTAGTATAGAGCTTGAGGAAAAGGTTGATGAGGAGACTGGTGAAAAGGTGCCTGATTGGGATAAATTCTGGTCTATGAGAGAAGCCATAGAGCAGGCTATACCCGACGAATATAAACAGGAGTGGGAAGATTACCTGTCTAGGAACTCCACAGCCTTAGAGCAACTTAGGCGGGAACACAATAAGTATATAAAACCTTACAACGCTCTTTGGGAAAGAATCCTAAAAGAATACACCCCAACGGAGCAAGGGTTAATTAAGGAATATTACTACCTAGTGAAAACTGGCACAGGCTTAGACCGTAGAGTTATTATTGAAGGCACGGTTAGAGTGTCCACTGGTAGGCAACTGATTTCCAATTTCCGCTCCGACCTTAGCGAAGCTAGGCAAGCTCTCAGGTATGCTAATCCCTACCTTGATGCCGTCCTTTTCTATTGGGGTAGGGTAACAACCTTCCAAACTCCACAAGCAGAAGAGATGTATAGGCAATTGGCTAGGCAAACTGGTAAGATGCTATAAATATACAATAATTGGATAATGCTATAATACTTTAGTTTGTATACCTTACATAACAGTTGACAAGATTATGTCAACTGTGATATAATAAAGGAAAGGAGGAGAATATGACTGACCAACCGGCCCAAACTTTCAATAATGATGGTTCCATAGATATTCCTGTAGATGGGAAGCCAGTCAGATTTGTTAAGGAATCAGATTTATTGGCAGTGAAGGGTGGAGCAGAAAGTAAGGTTAAGGAATGGGAAAACGAAAAGTCCAAACTACTTACCCAAGTGGCTGAGGCTAATCGGCTCAGGGATGAGTCCCATACCAACCTACTCCAAGCTCAGGCTACAAAAGAGCAGTTGGAAGCACGGTATTCCGATTATGACACCCATAAAACTAGGGTAGGTGAGCTGGAGAAGGAATTAGGCTCCCACAAGGAGAATATCGGTAAGGCTGAAAAGGAACTTGCTGATAGGATTAGAGCCAACCTGTTAGGCTACGGCGCTAAAAAGGATTCGTTAAAGGACAAAACACTAGACCAGCTCAGGAATCTTGAGGAAGCTGCCAAACTATTTGGTAATAATAAGGGTGGAAAACCAGCCAGATATGATGGTGGCACAGGTGGCCCTGCGGGTGGAGGTGTTCCTGAAGCTCCAATAGATAGAGCTAGAAGGATTATTGAGGAACATGAAGCCAAGAAGGGCAAGGCATTAGTTAAATAAAGGAGGATTAGATTATGGCGAGTAGTGGGGGTCATTGGAAAACCTTAGCTGAGGCTCAAAAGTTAACCCAGAGCCATAAGATTCCTGGAGTTTTTGAGGAGGACATCAAGCGTAATAACCCTTTGGAAAGGATGCCCGTAGCCCAGGCTGCCGGCACCGGTCTAAAGATAGAGTGGTTAAGGGAAAACACAACCACTGAGGCGGCTGTAGTGGAGGCTGGTGTGGGTGACCAATTGGTTTGGGGTGAGGATGTAGAATATACTGAGGTTGAATCCACCCTAAGATATATCTATATCCAAAGGAAGCTGGATAGGTATATCCAGAACATCTATGGCACCTATACTGACTATAAAGCTCAGGTGTTGCTGGAGTGCGAGAAAGGTCTGAAGAGGCGAATAGGTGATAGGCTTATCTATGCAGATACCACTTATGGAGGCAGCCCAGCCCAATGGGATGGTTACCATGCCCTAGCCGCTGAGAGAGGCACACCAAACTCCGCATCAGTGGTGGCTTACTCCGACCTCAACCTTGATAATGAATCCCAAGGTTTACAGCTTTCACTCCTTAGGCGGATGATTGATGCTATGAGGTTTGGCTGTGATGAAATCCTTGTTCCTCCGGAAGTAGGTATCCGTTTTGATGCAGCCTATGGGGAATATGGATTCCGCACCGACACCGGTGAAGCCTTGCAAACCATTGTTCATGGTGACCTTAGCCTTCTGACTAGGGGCATCAATGAGATTGGTAGACCAATCCTGTTCTTTATGGGCATACCATTGGTCAGAACCGATTACATGGTTGCTGAGCAGGATGGAACTGGAACCGGAGCCACCTCCAACAAGAGGGCGGCTTATAGCTCAGACCGAACCTTCTCTATCTTTGGTGTCAAGTATGGTGATGTTTTGGCTAAGAATCCTGGTATCTGCTTTGCCTATGGTGGAACTGAAGGTGAAGGTGACCTTTATGAGCTTTGGACTTGGGACCGCCTAGAGGATTACAATGCTGGAGGTATAAGGCTAGACTCCTACGGCACTGTGCTTCTGGGTTCAACCAAGTGCTTGGCTAGGATTTTTGATGTGGACAATGCGGCAATAATTGCCTAACCTGTGGATGCGGTAGGGTAGAAATCTTTAACTACCTTACCTAAAACTCTAAGGAGGAAAGGTAGGTTAATAGCTTACCTGAGTGAGCAAGGATGGTGGCCCACCATCTTAAAATAAAAGAGGAGGAAATAAAATGGTTGCGTTTATACACAAGTTAATCAATACCAAACAAGGTGTGTTGGTGTTGCCCAGGGTTGATACCCTTGATTTGGTAAAACTCCCTGAACCTGATGTTAGGGCTGAGAGTGTTACCCAATTACTTCCGATTGGCACAGCCTTAATAACGGATGATGGAGTGTATCGTTATGCCAAGTGCGGAGGGGTAGCAGTTACTATCGGTAAATTGCTCCAACAGGCTGCTGTAGGTGACGCCACCTGGATTAAGGATGTCGCTGTGGAAGCTGTGGCTGCGGTGGGGGATACCTCAGTTACTATCACTACTCCGACTGGCGGCCTTACAGCCAACCAGCTGAAGGATGGTCACCTGTTTGTCAATGACTGCGGTACCAGCACTGGTGAAGGGGCAGTTTACAAGATTAAGTCCCATCCTGCTGCCGCTGCTGCCGCCAGTTGTGTCATTACCTTGGTAGACCCTATTGAGGTAGCACTCACTACCAGCTCAGAGGTGGGATTGAGGGCAAACCCCTACGATGGAGTGATTGTAAGTCCCACTACTCCTACAGGAGTTCCAGTTGGTGTAGTGAACCACTCCAGCTTCACCGCCAGCTATTATGCCTGGATAAAGACAAAGGGTATAGTAGCGTTGCTGACTAACGGCACGGTGGTGGTTGGTAAAAAGTGT